CTTCACGATCTTCATCTTCCCCTTTGATTGGTGGCATGTAATCGGGGATAACATCTGCCAATAATTTTTTGGCAATTTTTTCTTTGGTTACGATCTCTATGACATTACCATTACCATCTCGATCTATAACAAAACGGTTCAACGGATAGAGCTTTAGTCCATCTTTACCCATAAAGATTAGAGCGTTACCTGCTACTACCAAATGCTTAAGCGCTTGGTGTATGGTAACACGATCATCTGATGCTGCAATAGCATCCATGATAGTTCTTTCTATCTTTGCAAAAGATAAATCTAATTCAGTTTTCATCTGAGGCTCAATCTGGCCTAGCTGGGAATCATCTACCTGTAGCTTAAAGAAACTAGTGTTCACTGGCATGAGTGCCAACATAAGTTTCGAAGCTAAAGTGACTACACCTTTGGCGCCGACTGACTGCCATGGTGTATCAAGGTCACGTGTTCCACCTCTGAATTGTTCTTCATCTCTTATGAGATATGGAAGTGTTAGTCTAGCCGATATATCCGCTTGGTTTAGATACTCGGTACGGTATCCTCTGAGAGCGTCATACCTTTTCTTTGCTGTCATTATACGTTAAGGGTTTTAAGTTCACTACCTTTACCTGACCTACCTAATGCGGCAGTACCTATTCTAGATGCTGAGCCACTACCATAAGCTTGTGACTCTTTAATTTTAACGCCAGTAGCACGTTTGCCTACTGCACTGGTGCCTTGGTATTTAACTTTTAAAGCATCCCTTGCTCTCCTATCATCAGCTGCTTGGAAAGCGTCAAGTTGAGTTTGCTGTGCTGCTAACATATCTTCATAATACTTCTTACTCTTAGCAGCTTCAGATGTCTGGAAAGCTTTAGTATCAGCAGCTGTAGTTTGTGCAGTATCAAGTGCAGTTTGTGAAGCAGCTGACCCTTCAATGTTAGATCTTATTCCTCCTATACCTGATGCTGGGTTCAATGAATTTGGATTCCAGTTAGCTTGACTAGCTATCTCTTGTGCTATCTGACCAGTAGATGCACCTGATGCACCTCTACCTTGTCCATAAATAGCAAGGTCAGCACCACCAGTATACTGACTACTTGCTCCAAAACCTGAACCAAGTGTGCCACCTTGAGCGGCTTCTAATGCTGCTTGTAAATTTTGAGATAGACCACCTGCAGTAGTGTCAGCACCTTCGGCTTGTCCTCTGCCTAAAGCATCGCTTGCTTCAACAGCTGCTCTAATATCAGCTACGGATATACCTCTATTCAAAGCTTCAGTGACATCTTTACCACCGAAGTATGATCCTCCTCTATCTTCCCAAGTCATCCAACTTGGCTTTTCATATGCTGGCATGATTATACTGGTAAATTAGTTGGTTTTTTGACTGGGGTTTTCTGAGGGGTGATAGTTAAACCGAAGTCAGTACGAGATGGTAGACCTAAAGTAGATCTATATTCTTTAGTCTTTAGATCATTGAAATCTCTTTCAACATAGTCATCTCTTTGTATTTTATTAGCTTGCCATTCTTCATCTTCTCCAGGCTTATAACGATCTTTATCTAGACGTTCAAGTATAGTTTCCTGTCTCTCACCATCTATATAAAGATCACCGTAGGCTACTTGAATCCTATCCTTATCATACATACCTTCCCATTCAGTAGGCTCTGAAAATTCATTATCCTTTCCTAAAACTCTACTTAACAAACCACCGGTACCTTTTGTACTTGTATCTTTTTTATATTTGAGTTCTCTTATTTTACCAGCTCTCCATGATTCATCTAAGTTATCATCAGTTATATTAATACCAGCTTTCTCCAATGCTGGTCCATAGTACTGATCCTTTTCATAACTTTTCCAATCTATCGGACCGCTAGCTAGATAATCAGTTAACTCTGAAGTACTTAAATTAAGATCTTTATCATAGACTCTACGTAAATCTAGACCCCAAGTAGCATCAAACCCTGAATCAGGATTATCCCAGGCACGTTCACCTCCTTCTAAGGAATCAGCTAAAGCACCATCGGTACCCCAAACCTTATCAATAAAAGCAGTTTCTATTTCTTGTGCTTCTTCGGAATCAATTCCCCACTGCTTACCACGTTCTCCTAATAATTCAGAGGTACCAACATCAGCTATATCTAAAGACTGTATCATCTCTGTTGGAGCTGGACCATCTGGTGTCTGTATGATACGCCCTTTAGTATCTAGTTTGGTATCTTTCCAAAAGTTATTAGCTCTGTTAGCTTCTACCTGTGTTTTAAATCTACTTTCTAGCTGTGCCCTTCCTTTATCTTTATCCCAACGACGGGAACTACTTTCTACATTAAATTTATGAGCAAGGTTATCTCTATCTGGTCTGTTATGATAGTCCCATGCATCAGCATAACCTTCTGGGATACTGAGCCCTAATTCTTCATAGAGCTCATTCATTATTTTAGCACCGCCTCTCCATACTCTATCAGTCATAACTTATTCCTCAAGTCGTTTGATTAACCACTCAACGACTGAACGTTGACCAGCTTTGTACATTATACTTGTGATCTCTTCTTTAGGGTGGGGGTTTACCATTGGAAAGTTAGCTTCCAATTCTTGAAGGATCTTATCATCAACTCGAGGTCCAAGTACTGCCTCAAGCATATTGTGGGAGGTTTGCATTACTATGTTCAAAAAATGATGGCATTCTAGCTGACTTTGTAGCAACAAGTTGTGGCGCCTTGCCTTGATACATTAAATTGTCGCTCGTATCCAGCCAGAATTTTTTGTCTAAATATCTATCGTAGGTACAATTACCTAGGGGTTGAAGAATCCAGTTAATGGTGGCCTTCCTAAGCTTGTCCAGACTATTACTAGGAGATAACCCCAACTCACGACATACAAGGCTATTAGTGGCCACGTGTATTTGTTCGTCTCGACTGATGTCGGCGCTGACAGTCCTAAGACCAGCATCGCCGTTATAACGAAAGAAGGGAAGAAGTACGAAAAATATTGCACGTTCAGCTACCAACGCTTTAGTAATTGTGTGGTCGGGATGTGCCTCCCACGCATCGCGTAAACGGATTGCTTCTGCTTCTGCGGTTGGGTCGGTCCCAATAGCTTCAGCAATGTATCCCAAAGCAAGGTCATGTTTCTCCTCATCTTTTACGTTAAGTTTAAGTAAGTGTCTAGCATGGTCGGGAACATTCTTTTCAAGAGCGTCCTCGATGAAGGTACCAACTGGTAACTCCATATGACGTATTGCGAGAGCACGGTAGATGGTTTCTTCCGCTCCATGTTTTAGTTCTCCTGCGGTTGTTTGTACTGGCGTCCAGGTTCGACGCCTATCAATTAGTTTTTCGTAAGGTGTTTTTCTCATTATTCTTGACAATCACATGTAAGGGGTTCATTTAAAATCCCCTCCAAGTATTCATCAACGTCAG